GTAGCTTTGATGTCATTGCTGGCTTATCGGTGGTCTCTGAAGAACTGGGATCGGTTTTGTCAAATTGGCGAGCAATCCAGACTAACCAAGAGATGGTCGTGGCAGATTGGGCCAGACTGGGTACGGACGTCAAGAGTGTCATAGAGGCAGTGCGAGCAGAGGGGATTGGTGGAAGCGACGCCGTATTTGCGGCGATGGCTACACCTGTCACACAGGAGACTGGCGTAGTTGCTCGCAACGATGCGCTGCGTCCAATTCAGGTGGTCTCGGCACAGACCGCGCCAGCAACGAGTGGGGTAAGGATCCCTCCCATTCAGATTACCTACAACATCACGGGCGTAAGCAATGTCGAAGAGCTAGAGGATGCGCTACGTACGAGGGATGTTGAGCTGAAACGCACACTGATGGATATCCTTGAAGAAATCCAGATAGAAAGAGAAAGGGGGGCTTACGTATGAGCAGGACATACGTCACCAGGCAAGGCGATATGTGGGACAGCATAGCTCACGCTCAGTTGGGCGATGTGTCCTATGCCGATAAACTGATGAATGCTAACGTGGCCCTCCTTGGCTACTACATTTTTCCCTCCGGAATTGAACTGGTGCTTCCGGACGTTGTGCACCCGAAGGCCACTGATGCTGTTCCCCCATGGAAGCGGGTGAAAGGATGAGCGACAAGAATTTGGCCAGACGTACTGAGATACAAGTGTTCCTTGGAGGCGTTGATGTTACTAAGCCCCTACAGAAAAACCTGCTTTCCCTTACGTATAAGGACAATGAGGACGATGAATCTGACATGATTGAGATCCAACTCGAGGATCGGGATGGGGTTTGGTTGACCCAATGGCTTGCAGATTCCACCGAGGAGTCGGGCGAGCCCGCGTCGGTTCCAGAGACTGTGTTCAAGGTAACGGCACCAAGCGGCATAAATGTGCGCAGCGGCCCCGGAGCAGATTATGCCAGAGTGGGAAGTCTTTCCTACGGTAGTGAGGTTGAGGTAGAAAGCATGTCAAATGGCTGGGCTAGGATTTCCTACGGTGGGTCTGAGGCGTATGTCAACGCTTCATACATCGCTGAAGCAGAACCGGAAGCAACCGTTATGACAGAGCAGGAGACGCTAGGACTGAAGATCCAGGCGTCTATCATCCGAAGGAACTGGAATGATGATGGATCAGACAAGATATTGGATTGTGGAGAATTTGAACTTGATGATGTGGATACCAGTGGTCCTCCATCTGTTGTAACGATCAAAGGAGTGGCACTCCCGTTCAATTCGCAGATCCGCCAGGTCAGGAAAAACAAGGCCTGGGAATCCTATAGCCTGTCCGGAATTGCTAACGAGATGGCTTCGTTGAATGGTATGGCCTGCATGTATGAGTCGTCATACGATCCGCACTACGAGAGGGTCGAGCAGCTTGCCATGTCGGACATTGAGTTTCTGTCCAACCTTTGCCATGAAGCCGGGATATCCCTTAAGGTCACAAACAACATGCTAGTCCTGTTCGACCAAAGGGAGTATGAATCCAAACCGGAGCTCCTGACCATTACAAAAGACGACAAGTCGTATAAGAGTTACAAGATGAGGATTGGAAGGGCGAATAAGCAGTTCACCAGCTGTCGTGTAAGGTATATCAACCCCGAAACCGGCCAACTCATTCAAGCCTATGCCTACACTCCAAACTACCGGAAGAACAACAAGAGCAATCAACAACTAGAAATTAAGGCCAGGGTCAGCAGCTATGCGGAGGCCAAGGCGCGGGCCGAGAAGGAATTGCGGCTGCACAATAAAAGGGAGCGCACGGTAATGTTCATGCTGGAAGGTAATCCAGATCTGGTGGCGGGTGTAACTGTCAAGCTCTCAGGCTGGGGCCTGTGGGATGGCAAGTACATCATAAACTCCGCTACGCACATCGTGGGCACCAAGGGTTATATGACGCAGATTTGGTTGCGCCGTGTATTGGAGGGGTACTGATGTATTCAGACATTCTTGGCGGCCTGGTGAGGATTGGAAGAGTTAGTTCTGTGGACAAGGAGAAACGCACTGCCAGGGTCATTTTTGAAGATCATGATGACCTGGTTTCTGGAGAGCTAAAGGTGCTGCAAAACCACCCGACCATCGCTGTCACCAAGAAGGTCGATGGTGATAAGTGGGACTACGAGGCGCAGTATGCCACGTATCCCAGGGACTTGGGGCTCGGTGAGAGCTACAAGAAATCAATACCGGACAATATCAAGCTGGAGAAAGAAATTGAGTATTACAAGACGGAAACGGATCCAAGCTGCACCTATACCGGCCTTCTGGAGAAGAAAAAACACGAGACGATCATCGAAGTGCACCCATGGCTGCCTTACATCGGGCAGCTTGTGGTATGTCTCTATCTGCCGATTTGGAACGGCGATGGGTTTGTATTGGGGGGACTGTGATGGCACAAGTGGGAGCCCTTGGGGACATCGTTTTCCAGGTGTCCGCAGATGCAATCAAGACTATAAACAACGTAGTGTGGTCAGGCTCTGCTCGATATGCTGAGCACAAGAGGCACTTGGGCAATACAGTAGTGGAGTTCACCGGGTCCGAGGCAGACACCCTCTCATTTGACATGGTGCTCTCTCTGTATCTGGGCGTTGATCCTATGGAGGACATTCAAAAGATAAAGGCATACGAACGGGCCGGTACAGCTCTTCCCCTTGTACTCGGTGAACGAAGTATCGGGTCTTATAAGTGGGTGATCAAGAGCCACAAAGTGCAAATGGAGACGTTTGACGGCCACGGCAATGTGACCGGGGCGACAGTGAGTGTTGAGTTACTAGAGTATGCGAAATCGAGGTGAGGTGGTGCATGAGCTATTTTGTCAGTTCAAGAGACCTGAGCAAGATCACTCTCAATGAGACCGATCCTGTCAAGTCCGTGTTGCAGAATATCAGGATGATTCTCACGACCAGGCAGCTCACTGTACCCCTCTATCGTAGCTTTGGACTTCCCATGAAGTTCTTGGACAGGCCGCTTGCGGCCGCCAAACTATTTCTCAAAACAGAAATTCTTGAAGCCATCTCGGAGTATGAACCTCGCGCAGATGTGGTGGACGTGAAGGTTGACATGGATCCGGATGTGCCGGGCAAAATGCACGCTACAGTGGAGGTGAGGATACGGGATGAGTAGGAACAGCACCTATCAGTTTGTTAGCACAGACACCGCAGCGCTCGTTTCCCAGCTCATTGCCTCCTACGAGCAAATGACAGGGGTTACGGTAAGGCCGGCCAGTCCGGAGAGACTCTTCATCACTTGGGTGGCTAGCGTCATTGTACAAGAGCGGGCGCTAAACAACTATACAGGCAACCAGAATATTCCCTCTAGAGCAACCGGTGCAGACCTGGACGCTCTGGGGGAATTGTTTTACAGCCAGGTGAGGCCACAGGCCCAGCCCGCAATTACCACCATGAGGTTCTATATTTCAGAACCGCAGCCAAATGCCATCCTGGTTCCCTTCGGAACCAGAGTGACAGACAAAGAGGGTACGCTCGTATGGGAGACTATCGCTGATGCATTTATTCCCATCGGAGAGACATATGTTGATGGCATTGTTCAGTGCCAAGAGCCGGGAGTGATTGGCAACGGGTACACGCCAGGGCAGATTGATGTTCTTGTGGATGTGTTTCCTTACTACGAGCGTTGTGAAAACTTGACCGAGAGCGAGAATGGAGCGGACGCTGCCACAGATGATGAGTATTACGAACTCATGCGTGCCAGTATGGACGCTTTTTCCACGGCTGGTCCAGAGGGAGCCTATGCCTATTATGCCCGGCAGGTGTCAACGAGAATTGCGGATGTAGTGCTCACTACGCCTAACCCGGGACAGGTCACCATCTATGTGCTGATGGACGATGGCACCATAGCTGGTGAGGAAATTAAGAACGCAGTATATGAGGCTTGTAACGATAGGTTTGTTCGGCCACTCACTGATTATGTGGTGGTTGATGATGCGGAGGTAGTGTCGTACGACATAGAGTTCACGTATTACATTTCGAGGAGCCAGACCGCTAGTGCAGCGGACATTGAAGCGGCTGTGAATGCAGCAGTAGACAAGTACATTGTATGGCAAAGTGCAAAACTCGGAAGGGACATCAATCCCAGTCGGCTGATAGGGCTACTCATGGAAACTGGCATCAAGCGTGTGGACTTGGTCTCCCCGGTGTTTACTCCTATACGCGATGGAGAAGACAACTCCGTGCCCCAGGTTGCAAGTGTTGGCAGCATAACGATTGTCAACGGGGGGTATGAGGATGACTGAGTACGGTATCACTGTCAAGAACCTCCTCAGAACCTTCCCGGAAGCGCTGGGAGCAGACGAGAACATGTATGCTCTAGCCACAGCGATTGCCAAAGTCCTTGCAGAGCGCAAAGATGAGATAGACAGGTTGAGGATTTACTCGAGAATTGACAAACAGCCAGAGCAGCTGCTCGATATTTTGGCCAAGGACTTCAAGATTGACTGGTTCGGGTACAATTATCCCATCCATGTGAAAAGAGAGCAGTTCAAAGACAGCTTCAAGGTAAGGCGCAAGCTGGGAACGCCCGGGGCTATGGAAGCGGCCCTGGGCGATATTTATCCCGGAAGCTTGGTCGAGGAGTGGTTTGAGTACGGAGGCGATCCGTATTTCTTCCGGGTTATCCTGGACGTTACCGCTCAGTGGGTGCACCTATCCCACGATGAGATCATCCGGACAATCATGATGTTCAAACCCATGCGCTCCCACCTGCAGGATGGCACTGTGATTTATCGTAGCCGGGCCGAAATGGAAATCGAGCTGACCACCGGTTATGTGCTTTACAGTCTCCGGCTATGTGGTACGTACCCGGTTCGTGCCACCCAGGGAGCGATTGCGAGAAGCGATGTTATTGTGCTTACCGATGCAGACGGTGTTCCCTACACGGTGCCATTCTCGGGGGAGAACGTAACAGGCATTCACCCGGCAATGGCCACCCAGGGCGGTATCGGCGTTGAGGATCTCATTCTTCTTGCGGACGCAGACGGCGTGGCTTATGCCGTGACCATCACCGGAACACGGCCGGAGAGGGCAACGCAAGGTGTGACGGAACAGAAAAGCATTGCAGTCGAAGATAGTGGTGGAGCAGTTGCCTACCGGGCAAAGATGTGTGGAACGTCTCCAGGTAGTCTAATGTAAGGAAGGTGATATGAATGCTTGAACCTGTGGCCCTGAAGGACCTGAGGGAGTTTATCAAACGAAGAATCGTGCGTGCCAGATATCGAATAGGGTCTACGTACTACCCGACTACGCTCACGGATGTCGCTGTGCTTCCCAATGGCACCGTTCGGGCTCAGCTATCCATCATTCCGAACACTGGTGCCACCATAAACCGGGTGGAACTCTACAGCAGTGATGGAAGTTTGTGGGCTTGGCAGAATGTCAGCATCACGGTTGCGGCCGGCCAGACGGGCATCCTGTACTGGTTCGACTTTAACATCACAGAGAAGGAGGCTTAGATATGTACCCATGGACAGAATGGCGCGACCACGTAACGAGTCCATCGAATAGGTTTGTCGTTGTTGACAACAAGGATGGAACTTATACCATCACACCAACCGGCGAAGTCATGCAGCAGGGCACTCCGCAAGACCAGGTCCGCTTTAATAACATTGAAGCCGGCATCGTGGACGTGCACACGGCCCTCAACCTGCTTATGAATTATGCCCTGCAAAACGCCTGGGAAATCGAGGAAGGCGTGGTCACACTTCAAAACAATCTGGCCTTCCCCTTTAATGACAGCGTTCAGACCGTAAGCCTTGAGCGAAAGATTGAGAGCGACCTGTACATTGTTCTTCCGGAAATAGTCTCGGCAGTGGGTAACCCAGGGGAAATCGTAGTGTCGGACAAGCTGGTCAATGGCTTCAAAATTGCCCACACTGGCTCGGCAAAATCCGTCACAGTCAAATACAAAGTGATAGGGGGTAACTTGAAGTGATCGTTATAGAGAAGAACGAAGGGGCTAAGATTCCATTTTCGGTAGATGGTACAAGAGTGACGTTCAATGACGATCTGACTATCAATCTCGCCAGCAGGGAGCAGGACTGGCCTGTTCACATCGACATCTGCTTTGACGAGGATAAGGCGTTGGTGATTGGGACCGCAGCCGGGCGGGCCTATGTAGCTCAAATTGACATCCCGGAACGGAAGTATGAAGAAGACGGTGGAGAGGGCGAGGAAGAAGTACGGCGTGTTCCTGTACCGTTGGACATGGATGCTGTAACCCTGACCCTCTGGTCCATTGAGTAAAGGAGGATAAAGCAATGGCAAACAACTTTGATTTATCGAATCTTGCATTGCAGGCGGTATGCCCAGGGAACGAGATCCTCTATGATGATAAGGGTATGCCTAGCATCATGGTGAAGATCCCTAAACAGACGTATGCTCAGCTTGGACTGGGGGAATCGCAAGCCATTCATCCCGCCTTCATCATTAACGGTCAAGAAGTGGACGCAATCTGGCTTAGTAAGTTTCACAACATCATCGTGAATGGCCGTGCGTACTCTTTACCTGGCCAAGATCCGGCTACGAACATTAACTTCGATCAAGCGGTGGCAGCCTGTGTCGCCAAGGGTGAAGGGTGGCACCTCATGACACAGATGGAGAGAGGTTTGCCAATCAACTGGTGCGAGAACAATGGGTTCATCCCACTAGGAAATAATGATTACGGAAAGCATGTCTCGGAAACGAACTACAAAGCCATTCCCACAAGCAAGAGCGGCGACAGAATCGGGCGTACAGCAACAGGAACTGGTCCGCTTACATGGTTCCACGATAACACACCATCAGGCATTGATGGGCTCGGCGGTAATGTTCGAGATTGGGTAGGTGGCATTCGTACGGTCTACGGTGAGTTGCAGATTCTAGCCAATAACAATGGGGCAGATAACACTCACTCCCAGGCACCAGGTAGTCTTGCATGGAAGGCGATCAAAGGGGACGATGGAACCCTAATTGATCCCAATGGAAGCGGAACCACCCCTGGTAGCGTAAAGATGGATTGGATCGATAGCGCGATAGTCTATTCGACCACTATTACGGATCCAAATCCAGGCGAACACTCCTGCAACTTCGGAGTGATTGCGGCGAACGCATCCGTGGGTGCAAATGCCAAACTGTTATTGCAGGCGCTTGGTATGCTTCCGAGGAACTCAGATGTGCTGAGTAAATCGAATCGTTGTTACATGAACAACGCAGCGGAGGAGCGCTTGTTCCACTGTGGTGGCAGCTATGACACCTCGGTCTTCGGCTTTGGCACGTTCAGCGGCTACCACACTCGCGCCAACGCCAACGCCAGCCTTGGTTTTCGCGCCGCTTATGTAGAACTGCCATCTGCATAACTGTGTTCTGTAGGCTCCGCGATAGCGGAGCCTACGCGATTTGTTTTTGAAATAACGAAATGCGTTAGAATCTCTCAAAAAGGCGCATAGGCTGACAGTTTCATGTAACATAAGTTCAAGACGAAGCAACAGGGAAGAGTGAGCCATGGCAGAGGAACTGAAAATACTGCAAAAGATATTCGACATGATGGAGTACGGTTATGGTGCACTGGCACAGTTCCCAAAGGCTGAAAAGTTCGCTCTTGCAGCTGACATCAAGCGATGCATGGATAGAATGCTAGAACGGACGATTGAGGCACAAAAGAAGTATTACAAAAAGACCACCTTGCAGGAGCTTGATGTGGAAATTATGAAGCTGCGAGCTTACCTGCGCTTGTCTCATAACCTTGGGTTTCTGCCTAGGAGGAAATATGAGATATGGTCAGAGCGGACAGTCGAGATTGGTAAGATGCTAGGTGGATGGCTGAAGTCCGTCAGACGTCAATCCACTTAA